GGGTGGGGGGGGGGGGGGGTGGGGGGGGGGGGCGGGGGGGGGGGGGGGGGGGGGGGGGTTCCTTAGCGACCTTCGGGAACCGTAGGACGATCTTCTGGCCGGGCTGTCCGTTTTTCGTCGTGTAGGTTTCGAGGGCGAGGGTACCCGTTGCGATCACGGCGTCCCCCTTGCGTAGGAGCTCGGCGGCGGCTTCGGCTTCGGCGTCCCATAGGGTCGCATTGATCCATAGGGGCGCGCCGTCGTCCGCCCACTCGCCGGTCTGTCGATCTTTGCGGCGGGGGGTGGCCGCGATGGATAGCTCGAGGACGGCGTGGCCGCCCTGTGTCCATCGGAGCACGGGTTCGGCAATCCGGCCTGTGATGGTTGCTGTTGCTGGCATTGCGGGGCCTTTCGATTAGTCGCGGGTGGGGAGGTTGCGTGATGCGCGGGCGATGTCCGCGAAGGCGCGCATCGGGTCATAGTTTCGGTACTCATCGATGATACGCTGCCGTTCGGCGTCGGTGTCGATGGTGTACTCGATGCGGAGCCCGACGTGGTGCGCGTCAACGTACTCGACGGCGGTCGGTTCAATGCTGATTGCTTCGGCGTCGGCGGGTAGGTCGCGGAGTGCCTTGACGATGTCACGAACCTTTACGGGCTTACCGGATGCCCACGTGACGGTCAGGACCCGGGTGTGTCTCGTGTTCATTGGTCGATCCTTTCGGGGGTGTAGGTGTAGCCGAGCGCGAGTTCGGCGCTTTCGTTGAAGTACCCGGCGGGCCTGGTCTGTATGTCGTCGATCATGGCGTCTTCGGGAAGGCGACCGATGATCGAGCCGAGGAGCGCGGCGGGGATACCTTTTCGCGGGTCGTAGGTGATCGTGAAGATGTCATGACGTTGCTTGCTCATTTCGTGCCTTTCTTGCGTGGGTGTTGGCGATGAGTTGCGCGAGGCTGCGGTGCGCGGTAGTGTCGTGGTCAACATGACCGGTTCCGCTCCCCGCGCCGCGAGGGGAGTCCAGGGCCGGTCTTTGTTGTCCCTGAAACGTGTATTTCACGCGTAGCTCGGTGCGGAGCGGGGTCACGTGGGTTTCTACGTGGATGATCCGCGCGGTCTCGGGAACGTAAGTGCGGAGCGCGTGCGTGACGTCGCGTCCGGTCGGTGGGTTGATTGTCTCCCAGGGGATGACTAGGCCGTAGGTTTCAGGGGTCAGCATGGTCGGTGATCCTTTCAGACGGCGCGGAGCTGGGGTGCTTCGGCTGTGCGGGGTGCGGTGATTTCGGGGGGCGGGGCGGGGACGCCTGCGGCGTCATATCCACGTTGGCGCGCGGCGGCGTTGATCTGTGCGGGCGTCATGTCGGGGTGCGTGTCCATTGCGAACGCCCGGGCGGCTCGGAGCCACGCGACCCACTCGGACGGGGCGAGGTCCCCGACTGGGTATAGGTCGCCGCCGTTGGCGGGCATGGTGACGAGGTTGAGTCGGTTCGCGCGGTCGATACGCTCAATTTCGGTGGGTGTGCCCTTCAGGAAGTTCACGAGGTCGCCGAGGCGGACAAAGCCCGGTGTTTCGTCGAGGACGTCGGCGGCGCGGGCGAGGTCGGCGTCTGTGGCGTCGGGGAACTTTCGGCTAATTTTTCCGCCCCATGTCTGTAGTTGTCCGGGCTTGGGGATGAGGACCCCGGCGTCTTCGAGGTGTTCGAGGAAGGCTTGCATGCCGCGTCCGGTAATCATTAGCGGGTCCCCTCAATGGTGAGAATGGTTGCTTCGGCGGGCTGTGCGCCCCAGGCGGCGTCGATTTCGGCGGCCTTAGCGCGCTGTCGGGCGCGGAACTCTTCGGCGCGGGTGACGTGAGGGCGCGCGCCCCGCTCGGCCTGTAGCTTCAGTGTGTCCCACTTTTCGCGTAGCTTCGGGACACCGAGGATGTTGGATCGCCAGAACTCGGATCGGGCCACCCAGTCGATTGCGGCGTGAATCTGATCGGGGGTGCGTCCGTCGCGGTCGATCATGAGCCGGGCGGCGTCGCGCCACTTTTTCGTGATGCGGGGGCGGCGTCCGGTCCGGTCGGCGACGCTATCCGCCATGTGCGCGCAGATTGCCTCGACGTCGGGGCGGTCGCTGAGTTCGTCGGCGATGATGGTCGCCTCGAGGGCGCTGTCGTCGTCTGTCGCGGTCGGTGTGGGGTCCGGCGCGGGCGCGGGCGCGGGCGCGGGTTCGGCGGCGTCCTGTGCGGCGCGGGCGCGCTGCCGGGCTTTGCGTTCGCGGGCGGCGGCTTTGCGGGCGTCGCTTTTCGCGGTGATGTCCCCCCAGGCCCCGTTCCACCGTGTCCACGACGCCACGGTGATTGTGGTCGCGTCGGCAGTGACGAGGCCGTGGGTTGTGAGGGCGTCGAGGCGTGTGGCGGCGTCGGTTAGGCCGAGGCGGCTTGTGGCGACCTCGACGGGGACCGCTCCGTCGGTTTCGGGGTGCAGTGCGCACCACGACAGGAGGCGGATGTACAGGAGCTCGGCGTCGGGTCCGGCGGCGATAACGGCGGGGTCATCGTAGTATCCGCCTGCGAGGGCGGCGTATCTGCCGGGGCGCTTGAAGGGGGGCATTGCGTGTGCCTTTCGGTCGGGGCGGTGCGTCACTAGCTATATGCTAGCGGCTGGGGGGGGGCGCGTCAAACGCTAGCCGGTTGCGCGCCAGTCGGTGACGCGTGAGCGTCGCCGACGTGATTCTATCCCTCATCCGTTATCTACTCCTTCCTCCTTCATCCTTGCGCGCATGTCCCGCGTGACGTCACGCCCATGTCACACACGCATGTCACGCGTGACATCGCGCGTGACAATGAGGATCGGGAGTGTGCGCACTTTTCGGCGGAGCGGTGCGGTTCGATGGGGTGGGCTGGTATATTTCCTGGAATATTTGGCGCGGCTTTCCCACTCGGATGTCACGCGCGATGTCACGCGATTTTGACCCCGGTGTCACGCGCGTTTTTTGCGATGTCACGCGATGTCACACATGCGGTCACGCGCATGTCACACATGCGGTCACGCGTGACATGTGGTGTGACGCGAGCGTGACAGACGGTCGGGTAGATGTGTCGCACGTCATGCTACAACCCTTGCATACGCCTATGCATAGGTGTATGCTGGTGTCATCGGGAGGGAAACGCCCGCCCGAAGACCGAAAGGACCGAACAATGAACACCGCAACCACGACCGAAGGCATCCGCGACTACCTCGGCGACTTCGCCGCCGACTTCACCGAGGATCAGATCAGCATCGTCACCGCCGCCGCTATCGACGTCGAGGAGCGCATCATTGCCAAGTACGGCGACATGACGCTCGAGGAGCGCGGCGTGATGATGCTCGCCCCGCTCGAGGCTATCGTCGAGTACGTCAGTGATGAGACGACGCTCGCTAAGTGCGTCGGCGACGATGAGCGCCTGGAGGCCGCCCTGATCGCCGGTGCGCACAGTGGGCGACTCACGGAGCGCCTCGCCGAGGCCGCCGGGATCGACCTGACCAAGGCGCAGGAGCTCCTCGGGGACCTCGCCTAATCTCACCGAACGGTGGCCCTGCCCGCGTGGGTGGGGCCACCGCCCAACCCACCGTCCCATATGCACATGAAAGGTCCGAAGACCCATGACCGATGACAAGATTATCGAACAGATCAGGCAGCTCCTGCGGATCGCCTCCGACCGGGGCGCGTCCATTAACGAGCGCGAATTGGCGCAGCGCCGCGCCGAGCGCCTCATGGTGCGCTACCGTATCGAGACCCTGCCCGAGGGCAACGCGCGAGCCCGTGACGAGGACATGACCTCTATCCAGGTAGAGATCACGGGCAGCTCCTCGTCAATGGCACGTGCCGTCGTGGACGGCCTCGCCACCCTTGCTAGGGCACTTAGCTGCTTCTGTTCGTGGCGTACCTACCGCCGTCATATCGTCGCTACCATCGTGGGCACCCGCTCCGACCTCGCGTATGTCACGGAGTTCTACAATTCCGCCATTGTGTCCTACCCGTCGATGCTGAAGGATCGGCTACGCACCGCCGACTTCTACAGTCAGTCGGAGCGCCGCCGTTTCCGCCGTTCCTACGTGATGGGCTTTTTCCAGGGCATTGCTGAGCGTATCGAGATCGCCACGCGTGAGGAGATGACATCGACGGGGCAGGAGCTGGTGTTGGCGTCCCGTTACCAGCGGGCCGAGGCGAAGGCGTGCGAGGGCCGTAACATACGTTACGCTCGTGACCTCATGATCGACCGCGACGGCGAGGCGGGCGGCCAGCGCGACGGATACGCCTCCGGCATCGGATGGATGGGCGAGCGCCTCGACGGCCCGCGCGTTGGTATCGCCGCATCCTGACCACCATAGAAAGAAACTCCCATGAACCGCATTGTGCGCCCCCTCGTTGGGCTGCTGATCCTGATTACCCTCGTCGTCCTGTCCGTCATGTCCGGCGGATCGGCGGCCCGCGTCGCGGACGCGGCGTCGAACACTCCCGCGCCCCCGGTCCTGACCGGGTGGGTGGGCGCGGACAGCCGCCTGCAGTGGTCGCTGTCGTGGACGCCGGAGCCGGGCGGCGGCCTCGTCGATGTGACCTCCGATTCCGAGGACGTGTACCCGGGTGTTACGTGCCGGACGGATGCCGGGCGTGAGATCACGCTGCAGGGCACGCAGGAGGACGTGAATCGCGTGTCCGTCCGCATCCCGGCGGGCGTCGCGCGGTGTGATGCGTACATGGGGGGGCGGCCCGCGTCGCGGACGCGGCGCATGTTCAATAACGTGACTATCGGCGGGCGCGCCGTCGTCGGCGTGATCGACCGTAGCGACCCGCGCGAAGCGTGACGTAGCATGCGGTACACAGTCCATTTTGACGGGGCCGCGTTGGCGCGTTTCAGCAGCGCGCAGCAGGCGCTCATCGCGTGGATCATGGGGCAACAGGCGGCGCGCGGTCAGGTTTCGACCATCGATGAGATAGCCGAAGACTACGCCGATGACCTAGCCGATTTGGCGGGCCAGGAGGTCGAGACGGTGTGCCGTAGCGGCGCGCCCGGGTGTCCGCCGGACGTATGGTATCGGCCAGTTTAGACAGTGCGCCCCGCCTTCCTGTTGGTCAGGATCGGCGGGGCGCTTGGTATTTTAGTTATCGATTGCTGTCACGGCGACGTGTACGCCGGGCGGTTGGTCGTCGGATGCCCACCGTTTGGTCAGGACCCACGTGACGATGCGCGAGTCCTCTAGCAGGATGCCGCCGGGGGCCGCGAGCGCGTCGCCGACGGCGCGGGCCAGCTTGTCGAGGTCCGGTTTGGTTGCCGCGTGGTCAGGGAACCGGGGGCGCTTGGGGCGCGGTAGGTAGAAGTGCGCCTGGACGGCGACGGGGCCGTCATACTGTGGCGCCCACCCGGCGGCGCGGGCGGCGTCGTTGGCGGCGCGGGCGACGATGGTTCGCCACCCGGCGAGCCGTGGGTTGTCGTGCGCGACGACGGGTCGCCCGCCCCGGTAGCCGACGTACCTGTGAGAGCCTTCGGGGGCTGGGACGCCCTCCGTGAAGAATCTGACCACCCGGTTCACTGTTCGCCGCCGTCGTCGTTTAGGGCGGTCACGCGGGCCTTGATGAGGTCCTGCAGCTCCGGGTGCGCTTGCCACCACGTGCGGAGCTGTTCCTTGTCCGTGCAAGCGGCGATCAGCTCGGGCGTGACGGCGGGCGTCGCGTCGGTGTTCGCAGCGTCGGCGGTATCGGGGCGTCCGTCTTCGTCGGGGTCGCCGGTGATCCCCCAATCGACCTGCGCGAGCTGGCGCTTCGCGTAGGTCAGGTTCGCCCCGAAGGCCTGGGGGTTTGCCGGTCGGTCAACGATGAGCGCGCCGAGGGACATGGTGTTTCCGTCGGCGTCCACAAGGCTCGAGATGAGGATAGGCGGCGTGTCCCCGGTGGGGACTTGGATCGCCTGTCGGTAGGCGAGCCCGTGCTTTGCGCACGCGGCGCGGATGACGCCGAGCGTGGCTTTCAGGGATGCGAAGCGTGTCCTGAAGTGCGGGTTCGCCGAGTCGAGGGGCGGGTTCTCGCAGTCGGCCCAGGCGGCGGCGAAGCGCGCCTCGATGCTGACAGGGGTTCGCGCGGGCGCGGTCTTGCGGGCGGCGGGCTTCTTTTCGGCGGTGGTGTCGGTCATTGTCGTGTCCTTTCGATGTGGTCAGTTTGCCTGGGCGGCGTACCAGGCGGGAGGGGTGATTTCGGTGATCGCGTCGCCGTAGGCGGGCCAGACGTTGAACACCTGGCACATGTTCAGGGTATCGAGGGCGCGGCGCATGCGCGCGTACCCGGCGGCGAGGAAAAACTCGTCCATGTGGACGACGCTAACCAGGTGGGGGGCGTCCACGCCGACGAGGACATGAACGAAGTCCGCGTCCTCACCTGTGACGGCTTTCCACTGGGTCAGATACCAGGCGGCCTGGACCGCGTAGTCGAGGTTCGCGGCGTCGCGCGCCCATGACTTGGGGCGCGGCTGGCGCGTGGTTTTGAGGTCCACGAGGACGGTGCGCCCGTCGGCGTCGCGCGTGGTCCAGTCGATTCGGCCCCGGAGCCATAGGCCGGTTTCGCGGTCCACGCTGTAGATCGACTGCTCGGGCGTGCCCTGTGCGAACAGGGCGGCGGCGGCTGGGTGGTTCATGACCGCCTGGTAGGCGTCCTCGGCGCGCGCGTAGTCGGCGCGACTCATGGGGACCTGGCCGCGCTCACGGGCCGCCGCGATGTCTTCCTTCGCGGCCTTTGTGCGTAGGCTGTCGTGGTCGTGGACGTAGATGTCCAGGCCGGTGCCGAGCACCATGCCGTGGACGGTGTGACCGAAGTCGAACGCGGCCTTCGGGGGGGCCGGGTTCTCTTTCGACCACTTGTAAAGGGCCGGGCAGTCGAGGAGGCGCTTAGCCTCCGTCGATGACACCGACCCGGGGGGGCCAAAACGGCCCGAGTGGTAGTCCAGCTCGGGCACGTCGGGGTAGATGCCTGCCGCGAACGCGGCGGCGTCATTGTCTGTCATGCGGTCTTTCCTTCCGGTCGGAATGTTGCCGGGATAGGCGTCGCCAGTCTCGGCTTAGGCTGATAGCGCCCGCGAGCGCGATCATGGTCCCGAGGGGGAGCGCCCAGGACGGGTCCCAACCCCCGGGGTTGGTGGGGCCGCCCGACGCGGCGATGACGAGTAGTCCCACAATGAGGAGGATAGGGGTGAGCGGGTTCATTTGCGTCCCTCCTTGCTGACCAGCGGGTAGGAAATGATGCACGGCACATGGTCGATTGCGCCGTCCTCGGCGAGGATCGCTACGCATCCGTGCGTTTCGAGGTCGTCGCCGTTGACGACGACATACCGGGCATCGTTCATGAGCATTGCCGCGTCAATGGTGTCATCACGCTTCAGGGCGTGGAGTTCGACGCCCCACACGCCCTGGAACTCGGCGCTGCGTGCGACACGGACGTCCGCGACCGCGCGCGTTGACCGTTGCACGACGTCGACGAACCGGGCGGCTACTTTTTTGGCGGCTTGGAACGCCAGGAAATCGGGGTCCATGATGGGTGTCCTTTCGATGGGGTGCCCCCGGCCCTGTGCGGCGGGTCGGGGGCGATGGGGTGTGTCACTCGCTGTCGGCCTCGTAGTCCGCGAGCGCGGCGGCGATAGCTGCGTCAATGGCCGGGTAGGTCGGGCGCTCCTTACCCGCCCACTTGGAGCCAGCCCATACCTGCGCGGGCCAAAGGCGACGGGGGAGGACGGCCTCGATGTCCGTCCACTCGCCCGGATCGTCGGATGTGAAGCGAACATCGCCGAAGACGCGATCCATCGTGACGCGGACCTCGTCGTCAATGACGTCGATGTAGATTGCGAGGAGGTTGTCGTCGTCGATGACGGCCAGCGCATATGCGCCCTCCACGTCGATGCCCCTGCAATCGTCGGCGGGCAGCTTGTCGGGCGTGATCCAGTTGAGCTGATCGGTGGAGGTGATGAGAGAGTCCATTGTTCGGTCCTTTCGGTCTTCGGGCGGGCGTTTCCCTCCCGATGACACCAGCATACACCTATGCATAGGCGTATGCATGGCTATTGATGTGATGTCGCATACATAAAGTGAAAGGGGGC